GACTTCACCGCCAGCAATGACCTGAACAAACCAAATCGAGGTCATGTCGCTCCATCCCAAGTCCCAAAAGGTCTGAACAGGGATTGACTTGTCAATAATCAGTTCACGGATTCGCCCATCTTCTTGGGCCTTACGCAGTTCATTGGCGTACACAGCACCATCAAGCATCTGGCGGGTATGCCCTTCCCAGACATTCAGGTAAGAATCAATGTTCTTGGCCTTCAAATGCTCTAGTTCGTCTTTAAGCACTTGAGGGAACCAAGGATTGTCAGACCAGTTCATCTTGACAATCTTGGCTGTTTCTGGAGGGTTGACTACGAAACGCTTGTAAGTCTCGTCTGTGTCCAAGTCAGGGTTGAATGTCACCCATATCTCAGAATCAGGCTTACGGATGGTAGGAATCAGGGTTTCCCAAGACACTTTTGAGACTGCTTGGCCTTCTTCAATCCAGCAAATATCTACACCCTCAAACGATTTGATTGAGGTGACATTGTGCTTTAGACCCGCAAAACTGAACTCTGAGCCGTTCTTTCCGTAGATAGCTGTTCTCTGCACATCAAAGAAAGACTCAAGCCCCATAGCCTTGATCTGGTCGCCCAATAGCGCAATCACAGAGTCAGATATAGAGTTTTGCAACTCACGGGCGCAAAGGATTCGTGTTGGCTTCTGGACAGCAATAGCGATCAAAGCCCGAGCAACCGACCAAGACTTGGCAGAGCCACGCCCACCATAGAGAATCTTGTATCGGTGAGGCTCAAACAGAAATCCCAGTTTTTCAGGGAAATCTAGTTCAAGATTCATTCGGCTTGACCAGCTTGATCTGAATGGCTGAAATCTCTACTGGCCCACCATCTTGACCAGTGACCTCTGTTCTAGCCAACTTGGGGATGTGATACTCAATCGCCCTGAGATACAAATCAGCGGCTTTAGCGGGATCAGGCTTAGTGCCCTCAGAACCCTCTGCAACGCGATCTAGCCAATCTTGTAGCTTATGGGCATTGCCCTCTGCAAAAGCGGCTATAGCGGCCCTTACATCAGCCGTAGCCCTATTTGGTGATCCCTTGGGGCGGCCTCTGCTATTTTGAGTTTGTTTATTCATGTTTGACTCCCGTAGGTTGGTCAATGTTAGGGTTTACGATAATTGCTTACCTAGCAAACTTTATCATAATGATCTTCCAAAGGAAAGATTCATGAAAATTGTAATAAATAAGCCAACAGAATATGTCATTGATCTTGAACTAGACGAACAAGCCATTTGTTTGTCAGATGAAGACTTGTCTGTGCTTTATGAGGATGCAATACGCGCACTTCAGTCGGCACTTCTTTCCCTTCAATCAAGCAATCCTTGACGCTTTTGTTCTGCCAGATAACGGTAGTAACGCTCAATCATTGGCTCATCAATGATTTGAGATACGCCTTCTTTGCGTTTTTCAAGAGCGCCGATAGCCATGTTCCGAATGTCGCCTTTTTTGCCAGCGAATTCGTCAGACAATAAACCAAACTTTTCGGCAAAAAGAACTTCAGCCGGGATGCTTTGCCCTAATGTCCCTTGATACTGACCAGTAAAGTCTGTGTTGTATGTCCGATTAGCAGAGGGGCGCAAGTGCATACCCTCTGGGTTTGTCATGATGACTGTATTGCCAACATAGCCTTTTGGTACTCCGAGCAATGCTTCGTCTGTCAGTGCTGCGCTTATATCTTCCGCATTAAAGCCAAATCGTTCTTGGTTGCCCTTCATGTAGAAACGGTCAGCAATTGCTTTGCGGAGTTCTCCAGCAGTTGAGTCAATGCCTTCGCCAGAATACATCTGAACTCGGCCTTCTTCGCTCATGATGCCTTTAAAACCTTTAAATGGCTGAACGATCTTTCTGTCTTCGCCTGTGCCTTTTGCAACCTTAAAGTTTCTGATGCTGTCATCAAACTCTTTAATTTCTGACTTTTTGAGGTTTGCTCGGTCTGCAAAGTTCAAAAGGATTTCTGTCGGCATGACTGAGAAGTTCTCAGACCCCGGCCCCATTGTGATCGGGAGATGCAGAATTTCACCAGTGCCGCCAGCGTTGATGTTTTCCATCCGAGCAATAGCATCACGATCTCGGATACGCTTTGCAATGCCAAGATTGGATGCGCCAGCAATCCCCTGCTCAATGTGCGCCAAGTCTCGGGCATAGTCTTGCCCACCGTGAGTAATCACTGGATTAAGCAAAGATTCGTCTGAAATACCTGTTATCTTGTAGTTACGGCTTGTGCTGTCCCAAGGCATGACCATCACGCTTGCGCCTTGATAGTCTTCTAGCTTGAGAGGGGTCTTTTCTGCCAAGCCACCCATAAACTCTCGTTCAAATCGAGTCCCGACAGTTGGGTCTGGTTTTAATGGCGTTGATTGACGATACACATTGCTTTGCGTACCAGTACCCATAGCCTCAACCATCTCACGGGTCAAACCGCCACGGCTGTATGCCGCTTCAAGTGCTGGCAGAAGCGTTTGTTCCAGCTTAGAGCCATACTTCTGGACAGCGGGATCAATCGCTTTTGCTGCCTTGTTTGCGCCAGCAGGGACGGGCAAAAGCGTCAGCAATGCCTCGGCAGTTTCAGGCTTTAGCATCGGCACATTGGCGCGATTGATGTTTGTCAGTGGATCACCATATGCTAAACGCTCTACCGTCTTTGGGATGCCTGTACTCTCAAGCAATCCAGCCAAACCTTGAAGTTGTTGTGTGCGTCTTGGGTCTTTCATATACCCAAGCAAGCCGCCAATTAAATCAGACGCATACCCAACTCTAGGGTTTGCATAGGGCATTTGTCTAATGTAATCAGCCATATCAATCTCACTTCTTGTAACGGCCCATTGCTTTGGCGGCTTCGCTCAGAGCAATAGCAATAGCTTGGTCACGGCTTTTGACAACCTTGCCACCCTTTCCAGAGTGCAATTCCTTGTCTTTGTATTCGCCCATGACTTTGCCAATTTTGGCTTCGCCTTTTTTGTTCATCTTCATGTTGTTCACCATTTAACCTTGTTAGCTACGGATTGGCACATCCTAATGAAATCATCTTGAGTATACTTATTTTTGCTCATGTTGACCATCACATGAACCCATTGAATATTTCCTGAAACATAGCCAATAGAACTGTCAATCCTGTCAAGACTTGCCGTTTGCTCAGAGTACGACAAGCCAATTGGCCAATTTGTCAAAGCACATACACCATTGAAATTTTCATACATTTCTTCCAGCGTAAGATTCCAGTCAATTTTTCGAGTTTTTGCAGACTTTAAAAATCTATTAAACACTCTTTGTCTGTCTCCAACTGGCAAATTTTGGCTGAATCGTTTTGCTGAAGAAGCACAAGATTTACATTGCCAATCATTCAAAAGACTTTGCTTTGCATGATCTTTTCTTGTGTAGGCTTGCTCTTTCCCACATCCAGAACAATGACAAGACCACTTGCCATCATCACGCCTAAATAAGCCTTCTGGCAACCCGGCTACATGAGCGCTATGCTGCGGACGACAAACTTGGCATCTGCCATTTCGTAGCATTTTTAACGCATTTGCCTTTGCAGTAAACGCTCTTTGCGAACCGCATCTACAAACAACGCAAAATTTTTCATTTGCTACAAATATTCTTGGCTCATGTATTGGTCGCATAGAATTTTTCCTTTAATGCGCCGATTTTACATGAATAACCAATTAACTCAAGCTACCATTTGGTCTTTGCCGCCCACCAAGCAGCACTCATTTTGCCCTTGGAGATGTTTTCAGCATGACGAGCCTTAAACGCTTCATTGCGTTTAGAGCCATCTGGAGAGCCTTTTACGCCTTGTTGACCAAAGCGAATCAGCTTTACATCGTCACCAGATTTAGCCAGTACAGCATGGCTTTTGGTCGGGTGACTTGGCGTAGCCTTTGGCTTGTTGTAGCCAGAGAATTGCTCTTTGCCGCGCTTAATCATTTTTTAGGCTTTGAGAACTTATAAGCCATTGATTGCCAGCCCTTGGACTCGGCTTGTTTACGGGCTTGTTCAGCCAGTTTCTTGGCCTCTTTGGAAGTCATTGGAGTGGTGTTAGTCGTTCCCATCATCTTCTCCATTAGAGTAATCTTCGCCTTCTTCAGGCTTAATATCGGCCCGTTCCCATGCTTGGCAAACGCGCAAGTTATGGCAGATAAAGTCAAATTTGCCACACCAGCCACGACCACCACCGTCTTTGTCGTATGCGTCTTCATGGATTTGCTCCATCTGCGCCAGCATATCAGGGCTATCGTTGAAGTATTCGCAGTTAGCGCACAAGTTGCGTTTGGCCTGATCCGGGCTGATACGCCACACAGTTGCCAGCTTGCGCCAGTAATCAGAGTTTGGTTGTTGCGTCTTTTCAGGGCCAAGCATCCAGTGTTTCTTGACGAAATCACGATTCTTCATGACCTCTTGTGCGTCAAGTTCATCAGACCCCTCTTGAGCCTTGATCTCGATGGCGATTTCAGCGCCTGAATCTAACAAACCAGCCATAGTGTTCTCCAGTTACCCGCATTTTACAACATATCACAATTTTTGCTAGTTGTGTATTAGGGTTTGTCCTAATGGAATTTTTTGTGGACAAGTACATAATTGAGCCATCAACAACGCAACGGAGAAAAATATGTTCAAGATTTTTGTAATTGACCGCGCTAACCAGTACAACTCTTTTGAGTTCAACACACAAGATGAGGCAGACACTGCCTATGACGAATGGGAAGCTGGCGGCCACGATGTATTTTTGAACTAC